TGCCCGAGAGCGTCACAGTCTGGACGCTGCCGGTGGTCAGGGCCAGCGTCGTAGAGGTGCCGCTGTTGCCCACCGTCTGCGTCTGCTCCAAGACAATGGGGAGGCGGGCGAGGGCAACGGTGCCGGTGAGATTCCCCGCATCCACGCTCGTCGGGATCGGCACGATCTCCCACGCGGAACCCGTCCACGAATAGACGCGCCCGTTCTGCGTGGATTGGTCGCCTACGGTCGGTGAGGATGGGAACGAGAATGGCATTAGGCTGGCTCCTGCGGCCACGGGATCGGGCCTTCGCCGCTATAGACGCTGGGGAGGTCGCGGAGGGATTGGCGGTAGGCTGCCCATGCGGCCCGCTGCGACTCATTGAGCGGGGAGTCGTTGGCCTGCGTCCAATCGGTTGCCGCTAGCACAAGGTCGCGAACGTGGCGGCAGTAGGCGTTGTTTTCTTCCGGCGGAGAAGACGCGACCGCCAACGCGAGAACACGGGCCACAAGCCAACCGGCTGGCGGGTCAATTGAGGCACCGCCAACATTGGAAATCGTCGCGCCCGGGTCTAGCCCAAGCGCCACAAGGTCAACCCAGCGGACGGGCGGGAAGTTTGTCATGAGTATGAGAGCGTGGAAGGGCCAAAGCTGTAGATGCAGTTGGTCGAATCGCCACCGTTGCCGACTTGGTAGTGCAGGCTGCACCAGCCAGTTGAATCGGCGGTCGGTGCTCCGGTGTTCGTGGCAATTTGAACGCCGTTCCGAAAAAGCGTGCAGCCGCCAGTGCCGTTAGAGTCCAGTATGAAATCGTGGCACTCGTTGTTCAGGAAGTCTGCGCCGCTGTCCGTCTCTGTCGCGGATGTCCCGTTGTGTGTGACAAGCCAAATCCTGCTCTGCCTCACCTCAAACGAAACGCCAGCGGCGTTCAGCGCACCAAACGTGATCGCATTTCGCCCCCAAACGACTCTCATGACCATGTTGGCCGACGGGCTTGCTGTGTTGTGACGAGCAACGCGAACCCTGAGAATCCGCCGCCTTGTCCAACCTTGACCGGCAACATTGCCTTGCGACCAAAGCCCCTGAAGATTGTTCAGACCTCCGGATGTGTACAAGACGGCAGTGCCGTTCGGTGTCGTGCTGGACTGCAAAGACATAACCAGCCCGATACCGAAACCGCCGCCAGCGCCGGACGATGCGCCGCCGCTTGCTGAGTTCAGCCAGTTTGGAAACACTTGCGCATGCGCCAGCAATGAATCCTGCGTTCGCGACGGCGACATTGCGGTCGTTGTGCTTGTGGCTGCCTGCGCCTGTGCTGTCGTGGCGTAGGTCACAGGATCGGCGTAGGTCGAATCGCCACGCAGGAAGTTTGTCGCGGTCGCCCCGCTGCCGAGCCTCGCCGTAGCAAGCACCCCGCTCGTTATGTCACTGGCCGCATGGCTGTGAACCGGCAGGAACGCCCCCGCAGGGCCGATCTCGGCGTATTGGGAACCCGTCCACTGGTAGGCACGCGAGGGGTCGGTCGCGACGTAGATTTTCGACGCTGATCCGGTCGCGGGAAATTGTGCCGTCGTCAGGAAATCCAGCACCTCCGGCGGGGCAGCGGCAGCGACGGCGCTGGCGAAGTCAGTCACCTGAGATGCGCTATGCGTATGAGAGACGCCTGCGGCATCCGTGATCCCATACCCCGCTAGGGTCGTCGGCGTCGAGGTGATCGTGGACCACGCTTGGTTATGCGCCAGCGGGGTTCGGGCGTCCGTCAGCCGGGCATCCGACGAGGCCACCGCGTCGGTGATGCCGTAGCCGGAAAGCGTCGTGGGGGTGGCCGTGATCGTGGACCACGCCTGCGTGTGGGCCGTGGGGGTGCGAGCGTCCGACAGCCGCGAGTCGTTCGCCAGCACAATGGCTTGATACGCCCCGGTGCCTTGCCGCACGGACACTGCGCCAGAGTTGTGGGCGATGTCGTGACCGGATGGAAAACGCACGGCAGACGTTTCGACTAAGCCCGCGACTACGGTATCCGCGCTAAGCACGCCATTTACGTCCACAGCCCCCGTGAAGTCCGCACCGGACAGCGACGCCTTCGCGTCCAGCGCCGCCTGCAATCCGCTCACCGTGCTGATCGCCTGCGTTCCCGTGTGGGACGACCGCGCCCGCGCGTCCACGTTGGCAACGTTGCCCAGGCCGACCATCGCGGCGGTGATGCCGCTCACCGTGCCAGTGAACGTGGGATTGGCGAGAGGGGCCTTCGAGGCGAGGCTGTTCGTCACGGTGGCCGAGAAGCTGGCGTCGTTCGCCAGGGCGGAGCTCAACTCCTGAAGCGTGTTCAGACTCTCGGGGGCCGCACCGACGACGGCAGCGACCGCAGCGGAAACGTCGCTCGTGCGGGCGATGGCCGAGGAGAGCCGGGCGTCTGGGAGCGTGCCCTGCGTGAGTAGCGACGCGTCAGCCGTGGGCGGGGCAGCGGCGATGACGGCCGAGGTGAAGTCGGTGATCTGGCTGGCCGTGTGGGTATGCGTGAGCGGCTGGCGGGCATCCGAGAGGCGGGCGTCCGTCGTCAGAACGTAGGAGCCTGCGGCCTGCTTGCCGTCCAAGGCCGCCTGCAGGCCTACGATCGCGGAAGCCGTGTGGCCGTGTGGTTCGGGCGGGAAGGTCGAGGGCTTCCCTTCCAGCTCCGTCCAGGTGGAAACGCCACCCGAGAATTCCTCCCACGCGAGCAGATCGGCCGAGAGCTGGTAAATCTTGTCGTCGGCCTGGACGTAGACGAGCATCCCAGCCTCGCGGCGAGGGGCCGAGATCGCGTCCCGCTCCGCCAGCGTGGCGACCGTGCGATAGCCGCCCTTGCCGTAACGGGCCTCGTGCGACGGATGCACGTCGGCCGTGTCGAGCGGCACGACCGGGGCGACGACATTAGTGCCCTTGATCTGCGGCATTACGAAATCTCCACGACGGCCGTGCCGGTGATCGGGTAGGTCGAGCGGTAAATGCGATACGGCCGCGAGGCCTGCCCATCAAAGGCAATATTTCGCAGCGTGAGCTCCCAGGCGGTCGTGAGAAAGCCGTTGACGCGGAGAACGGGCTCGCCAAACGACACCGGCAGCACGACGTAGAGGTAGGCCGACGCGGCGACGACGGTCTTTTCGACGGCCCGCGATTGGGCCATGTCGAGCGAGAGGCTCGTCTTGATCTGGGCGTCGGTGATCGCGGCCGCGGTCGAGGAACCGACCGCCCGCACCAGCAGCGTCTCGTTTGGGATCGCAGTTGTGCCGGCGACGGCCATGGTTCGGATCCTGCGGATTTTTTGCGAACGATCTGCCCACGACCACGGATAGGATGACCCACCAATGATCGCCACCTCGTACAACTTCTCGACGCCTTGCTCCGTGACGGCTATCCGGTCGCCCTTCTTGGGGTCGGCCGGCAGTTCGTCCTTGTGGATGAAGAAATCCAGGCTCTCCATCCGCACCAATTGCCCGGCCGAATCGACAGATTCCCAGCGGCCAACGACCAGCGTGGCCCGGCAGGTTCGCGGCAGGAGCGTGCCGGCCGGCCGGTATTGAACTTCAACGGCGAGATGCTCCCGGCGCTGCTGCTCAAACCACGACTCGGCCTTGGCCAACATATCCTGCATTCGAAATACTCCCGGGAACGGGTTGCGCCCGCGGCGGCGGCTATTGAAAGCGCCGCCGCGGGGCACCCGTCAGCACGCCACTAGGCCTTCATCAGCTTGACGCGGACGGTCGCGTCGCCGGAGGCGGCGGCCGCGACGGCATAGCCGGCGAGCGTGTTGTTGGTCGCCGTCGCGGTCACGTTCTTGGCCGTGTTGTCCCAGTAGACCTTGGCGTACGCGTTGATAGCGCCGGTGGCCTTGGGGAACTCGACCAGGCCGTCGACCACGACCGCCCCAAGCGTGTTCGCCGGGATGTCGTGATCGGCGATGCCGACACCGATGGAACCGAGCACCACCACGTCGCCCGACGCAACGGCCGAGCTGGGGGTGTAGTCGAGGGAAGCACCCCCGCCAACGATAGAAGCCATTTGAAACTCTCTTTCTTGGAAACAGGGTTAGGGTTGATCGAAGACCCGGCCGGCGGGCTTGGGCTCCCGCCGGCCGGGCACAGTCACGTCAGAGATCAAGCAGTCGCCATCCGGTAGGCACCGTTCTTCTCGCCCTTGGCCACGCCAAAGGAGAAGTGGCCGCGGATCTGCACGCCGAGCTGGTTGAAGTCGGCTTCGGCCGACTCCACGACCGGCTGGCGCTGACCGCCGAGGAAGGCGACTTCCATCGCGGGCAGATCCATCGGGTCGGCACAGAGCCACCACGTCGACGCGCTCGAGAGGTAGCTCGAGCCCACGACTTGATACCGGCCGGCGAGCACGTTCGCGTTGCCGCGGACGGTATCGCTGCCGGTGATGAGGAGCGAGCTGCTCATGATCTCGGCGGCGGGGAGCTCGAGGTCCGACGGAACCAGCAGGATCCGCGGAGCCACGCCGAGCACGTTGCCGTCGCCGTCCTTGAGCTTGCGGTAGCTCGCGGTCGCCGTGCGGAGGGAGGTCAGCGAGAACGCGTTGCCCGCGGCCGCCGTTTCCTTCGCGTAGTAGCTGGCGTTGCTGGCCTCGAAGGCAGCCCAGAACACCTTGTTGAGCCGAAGCGCGGCACCGCGGCCGAGCCGTGCGCTGACCTGCGTCAGAGCACCGAGATCGTCGTTCACGAGGTCGACCATCGAGATCGAGCTCAGACGGCCGTAGAGGTCCGCCTTGATCGACCGCGTCTCCTCGCCGGCGTCAGCCGACTTGAGCTCACCCGTGGGGCCGACCGGCTCGAACTCGAAGCCGCCCGTCACCCGCACGCCCGTCACCGACTTGTAGTCGCTGACCGAGCGAACGGAGGCGATGCGGTCCCAGTTGCTCTCGACGGCGGTGAAGCCGTTGAGGAGGAACTTGCCGTAGGTCGCCGACAGGATCGTCGAGATGCTGTGGGTCGCAAACGCGGCCTTGAGAACCTCGCGGCAGTTGCCCTCGCTGATGCGAGCCGGGCCGGTGTAGCCGTTGGCCTTGGCCGCGGCGAGCACCACCTGGGCCAGCGACGCCTCGCCACGCCGGGCGTGAGCCGCCTCGAGCGTCCGCTCGTCGAAGGCCTTTTCCGCACCGTGCAGGCCACCGGCAAGGCAGAGCGACGCCACGACCGTCTTCGGGTCGTCGGTCGGAGCCTTGACGTGGACCGCCGGCGCGGCGGGGGCGGCGGGGCGCGAGGCCCGCACTTCGGCGAGCAGCTCGGCCTTGATCTCCTTGAGCAGCTCGGTCTTGAGGTCTTGCATCGACTTCTTCTCCTCGGACACGACCGCGGCAGCGGTCACGGGGGTTTCCACGGCGACGCTCGCCGCGGCCTCCGTCGGGGCAACAGCCTCGACGGGCTTTTCGTTGGCTTCGTCAGCCATGGGGACTTCTCCTTGATCGTGCTCCGCTGCGATCTGCACCGTCGTCGAGGCATCGGCCCCGAACATCACGA